TGTGACGGAATCTGTAGTGGCTCACCTGAAGCGGTACGCAACATGGTTGAAGTCGACAACATAGGGCCAACAAATTTTGCAACAGCAATAACCTGGTTGTAGAACGAGGTAGGAACCGGTGCACCAGTTGTTGTAGGAACTAGGCCAACACGCTGTTCAGCTCCAGCACCAAACTCGAGTGAACGCATTTCGCCACGAGCAAGACGACGAATCTGTTCAGCAGGATCGGTTGACGAAACAGAAGCAGGAACAAAAGACGAAGCAGCAGCAGCGGCACGCTCTTCACGTTCAGCAACTTTTTTGAAATCTTCAATGCGTGCAGCACGAGCTTCAAGGTCGGCAGTAATACGGGTATAGGTTTCTTCTTCGGCAGCGGTTAGGTCACGGTTCTCAACAGCAGCATTGTCTAGCAACGCCTTTGCTTCGTGCCAAGCCTTCTGACGAGCTTCAACCTGTGCATCTAGAAATGATGACATTAGTTTTCTCTCTTTCAAAAAGAATTGATTTGGGTTTATTGAACCTGTCGCGCTAACGCAGAACAGAACCATGCCGCGCTAACGCAGAACACTTGTTCTAATTTTATACCCAAAAAAACCGCTAATTATAGAACAGTTGTTCTAAACATTTGGGCAAAGAAAAACCCCACCAGAGAAGGGAAGGAACTGGTGGGGTGAACGCGAACTAGCGCGTTTCTTCAGGAACAACCACACGGACTTCTTTGGCCGGTGGGTTGTCCAAGTTATAAATAGCTTCAGCTACATCATCAACGGTTTCGACAATAACGCCAATAATAGGGTTGTTGGTTGCGTCAAGAATAGCTTTTTTGATTTCTTCTTTACTAGCCATAATCAAATCCTGTTCATTAGTAGGTCAAGGTTTTTTTTCTTTATGTCAAGGTTGCTTGAAACGTTCACTTCAGTTTTGGTTAGTTTGCCAATAATGTCGCGCAACAAAGACGATTCACCATCATTCAGATCAGCACCAGTTTCAAGTTTCTCTAATGCCTGAGCAAGTTCATCTGTGTCAATGTTTGAGCGGATAGAAACAGAAGTTGCTTGATACGCCGGGAACGCCACAATTGAAACTTCGTGCAAACGAACAGAATTTAGTGTGCGCATCTGACCATCAACCGACCAAGAATCTCCACCTTTAGGAACAGTAAAACCAAAACTCATGTTGGCAACATCTCCACGTTTGATAAGTGTTGCAGCATCACGGCCAGCTTGTGTATCTGGCAAAGTAGCAATAGCTTTCAAACCTTGAGCATCTTCAACAAGTTGTAACGTTCCGGCACGAGTCGAACCCAACACCGTACCTGTTTCGTGGTTCCACAAAAGTTTTACGTCGTTACGGCTAGACAACGAACGTTTGAACGCACCAGGCGCAATAATTTCAGTAAACGGCAATGGTTCACTAGGGCTGTCAAACATGGCCGCATAACCACTAAATTGCATACCCGAACCAGCGATAGCTTCACGCATTTCAAAGTGTGCATTCACAACACGAGTTTCAAGTTTCCCTGCACGAGTTTCAGGCAACGGCACTTCTTGAATAGGGTCAAGTTTACGAACAATAGCTTTAGCAGCATTAGCCCACTTAGACGAATTCATTTCAACAACTGGTTGATTATTTGCTACAGCGTTAGCACTTTGATTAGTTCCAGCAGTGGCATCAGCCGGTGCAACATCTTCATTACCCTGACCAGACTCATCACCTTCAGCGACAGCCAAAACATCAATCTCATAATTCTTAGCAAACGAGTCACCGACAATAGCGCGCAACTGCCATTGCCATGTACTGTGTTGATCTAAACGTTCAGCCAAAAAGTTCACAATACCCTGTTGTTCCAAATCGTCAGCCAAATCCATAGCCTTGACAATACATTCACGCACATCTTCGTTAGCTTGATACAACGAACGCGACATTTCCAACGGGTCTGTCGAATCGGTAGGTTCCAACTCTGGTGCAGATTCCATAAACTCTGACAACCTAAACGGTGCATCAAAGTTTAGTTTGCGAATGTTCTCAGCAATACCGTCAATAGACTCATCAGTGTTTTGGTAAATTTCACCAAAAAATTCGTGGAACTGTTGAAAGTTTATGCCGCGCACATTCCAATGAAAACCGTGCGCAACGAACTTGAAAATAACTACTTCACCCAACAAATCACGAAGTTGGTTATACAAATCTGTAGTGGTCACAGCTTCCATGTCCGGTGCCGTGTCAGAAACAATGCCAGGTGCTTTATTGTCTTGCCCCAACATTTCAGTAGGAACCGGTGCAGTCAAAGCAACTGGTGATGGTTGTGTCGGTTCCATAGACAAGTCGCGTGTCGACGGTAGGTTAGCAGGGTCAATCACGGGTATACCCAAAGACGCATAAGCTTCGCGCGCGCCGCCATCGTTATCAATCGCCATCATAATCCCATACACTTTCAACAACTCTTCAGCTGTTCTTTTTTTAAACTCAACCGATTTAGCAGTGGAACCCAAATCGTTCATTTTTAGTTGGTCGTAATCAATACCAAGTTTAGCAAGTTGTTGTTCAGTAGCTCGACGGTCAGCAATCAAACGACCCGTAACAAGGATGATGCCATAATCTTGTGAACTCATAAAATCTGCAACATCAGGAATGATGCGGCCGTTATGAATAAGCGTGTCATCAATGTCACAAATCAAAACTTTGACCTTAGACGCACGCACTTCACCCAACGGGTCTAAGTTCTCAGCCAACGAAACAGCAATCATGTTGTCGACAGCATCTTGTTTAGTGACATGACAAGCAACAGTAACGTATTGGCCATTATCTTCTTTGACTAACGCCCAACCATTACAGTCAATTTGGTTGTTGCTTATTCCATACGGCATTACTTAGTCGCAAACTTTACAACTTCACCAAAACCTGTTACATAATGCCAACCAACATGGTTAACATGCACAAGTTGATCGCTGTTCGAATCGGCACTAATGTGTGTGACACCTGTTTTATCAGCAGTGATAACCATGCCAACGTGGTCTGTACCGCTCTGGTGGCCTGACCAGTCAAAGATTACAGCGTCACCAGGCTTAGGTAATGTTTTGCCGTTGTCAGTTATACGCCATGTTTTGTTGTGCAACATTATTTTGCGCAATTCATTGCACGAAATCTGTTCAGGTTTTAGGTGTGCAATGTATGAATAACCGGCTGCACAGTCCAACATTTTTACACGACCAGCAAGCCACGGTAGTTTAGCTCTTGGTGTGCCAATAAATTTTTTGAAGTTACTAATTGCTTGTTGTGCTGTAATAGCCATTGTCTTAGCCTAACTAATCCGATAAGTAACAAAAGTATTGGCGCTTCTATAAACAGTTCGCCATTGGCTTGAAACACTCGATGATGTTGTTGTCGAGCCAACGATTGTGTGACCTGTGTTGGCCGCTAAAGTCACAACACCTGCACCTGTGTTGATAATCGACCAATCGTAACTTGCGTTTGTTGTTGTTCCGTTCGAACCAAAAGTCGCAAACTGCGTTCCCATAGCTGAACCTAATGGGAGCGTCAAAGTTGCGGTTGAACCTGTGTATTGGATAATAAAAGTTTTTAGTTCAGCGGCCGTCAAAGTGGTCGCAGCACTTTTTGAAGTAACCGCTGGTTGAATAGTCAGGGGAGTTGCAGATAGTGATGAAGTCGTTGCAGATACGTTAGTAGCTTGCAACAACTGACTGACGGACACAACTGCGCTAGAAGTTGAAAAACCTGACGCTGAAAAATTGTTGAGTATCGAAAAATCGCCATTTTGTTTTATAGTCGCTACCGATTGATTATTGTAATCTTGAAAATCAGCAACAATTGTGGCCGATGTTGAAGTTGTGTAATTGTAATTGCCAATAACAGTCAGCGCAATATTGTTTGAGTCAACACCCGCCCCTGTTATTGTTACCCCTTGGGCTGCATAAAAAGTTGTTGCTCCGTTTAAGGTTGAAGTCCCTGAAGCACTAAGTCCATTTGACACATTGAAACCATTTGATGCTGTGATATATCCATTTTTGTCAACAGAAAATAATGCAGTATTAGCAGAGTTAGAAACTGAAAAGAGGTTAGCTGTTTGCCCTGCCGCACCTTTTAAGGCAAGCGGAATAGTAGCAATAGTTTGCGCGACAATCGTTTGCGTTGCAGACGGTGTCAAAGAAACACCACCGCTCGAACCATTGCTAGCCGCCGTAATCCTGCCCTTAGCGTCAACAGTCAAGTTTGTGTTTGTATAACTTCCAGCCGTAACCGCTGTAACCGCCAAAGTGGGGTTAGGGTAAGTGCCAGTCAAATCGCCACCAGCCGTGGCGGTCGCAGAAAGACGGCTAGTGTCTGTTGGGTGAACGTGGTCAGCCCTAGCATAAGTAACAGCCGTACCAACAGCAGCAGTACCATCAACAATAGGTGTAGTAGACGAAGCGGCCGCCGGTGCAGTACCAGAAGAAGCGGCAGTCAAACGACCTTTACCGTCAACAGTCAACGCCGTATAAGTGTAACTACCAGCAGTAACCGCGGTATCTGCTAAACCCAAAACAGCAGCCGTTGAACTGCCTGAGTTAGTTATAGGTGCAGTGACAGAAACAACACCCGAGCTACCTGTGGCACCTGTAGCACCCGTTGCCCCAGTCGACCCAGCGACACCTTGAATACCTTGTGGGCCTTGTGGGCCAGTAGGGCCAGTATCACCAACAGCAAGAATAACAAAAATAAGTGCGTGGTTATTGCTAAAGTTTGTCGTGCCTACACCACCCGAAGCAACTAACGTTACTGGGAATGCGTCATAAGTTGATAAGTTCGTTGGCGTACCAGATACCAACCATTTTTGATAGTTAGCCGACACGTTAGCATCTTGAATAATTAGGTAATCGCCCTGGTTGATTAGATCTAAAAAAACGCTGTCATCTTGGTTATCTGAGTCAAGATGTGAAACACGCAGTTGTGTTGCGCTAATCTGCGTTGCGTTATCCCAACCAAGAAAAGTGTTTGTTGGGTCGCCTGTTGTAGTTGTGGTTTTAGCTTTGTAATGGTAGTGGGTTGCGCTGCCACCGGTTGCACCTGTTGCGCCTGTGTCACCTTTGACACCTTGAATACCCTGAATACCCTGAATGCCCTGTGCACCCGTGGCACCTGTGGCACCCGTCGCGCCTGTTGCGCCCGTGTCACCCTTAACACCTTGAATGCCTTGAATGCCCTGAATTCCTTGTGCACCAGTTTCACCCTTATCGCCCTTAGCAACAAAAACTGAAACGTTAGCCGGGTCTGGAATAGAAACAGAAACATCCATTAGAAAACCACTTCTGGTGAAACAGTAACAACACCATCAGCTAAACGAACCACGTTACCGTCACTTGAACGGGTCAGTTCGATAGCATAAAAATAAGAAGGCAAAGTTAAAGTAGCTGTTTGTGCAGCCGT